TAATAGTTTTTTAGATATTTATAAGGGAATTGTCATTATATATTTTTTGGAAGTGCTCCTCCATCCCTTAGTCCAGTACCTCTTCTCTGAATTGTTGGGAAAGTTGTCAATCCAACATCAACAGTATTTCCAGTTACTGCTATAGAAACCGGGGAACTGGATCTACTTATTCCAGCAAATCTTCCCCATGAGAATCTGCCAATAGGATTACTGGAATTTGATGTTGTTGCAATACCAACAACTGAAGTTCCGGAATTTACATAACAAACAATAGAACCGGCAAGACCAACGTTAGATATTTCCTGAATGAAGTATATATTATCTACGAAAGTTGTGCCAACACCAACAACAGATAAATCATTATTAGCAATTGAAGTTACACCATTTCCAACTGAAGTATCATAGATGTAAATTGGATATCCAACAACAAGACCATTGTAATTTGATATGCTATCCAATCTATGTAAGTTAAATTGAATTGCCAGTGTTCCTATTCCCTGAGCATTTACAGTGGTAATTCCAGTAACAATACCACTAAATCCTTGAATTACATCAATACTAGATATATTCTCATAAGTCGGACTTGGAAGAGATACAATAACTTGTGGAGCAATAGTATATCCAAGTCCTGGATTATTAACTAAAATTGATGAAACTGCACCGGCAGAAATAGTGGCAGTCGCAGTCGCAGTTGTTCCAACTCCAACTCCAACTTCTGGTGGAGCAACAACTGAAATAGTCGGAATTGAGGTATATCCACTACCATCAGATAAAATTGTATATCCAGTGATAGTTCCTGCAATCGAAACAGTAGCCGTTATAGCAGCTGCTACTGGATCTGTAGAACCACTCACAATTAAACCACTAAAATCACTGGCAGAATCATAATCAAACAACTCCAAATTTTCTACAAATACTTCAGTATCGCTGCTTTCTACCGTATTGATAATTTTAGCAGTCGGGAATACTTGTGCTTCTATAGAATCTCTGGACTTATAAACAATTTCGCCATTAATAACTTTGTCTATTTTTTGTTTTGTCCATGCAAGTGGTTTGTAATTTATTTCATCAATTCCATTACCAGAATATAGGTTTGTTTCAAATTTATCTGAGAATGATAAGTCAAATACAGTTCTCTTATCTTGTGATATTGTGCCATCAATTGCATTATTTTTATAAACCTGCACTAAATCGCCCCGTTTGATGGTTTGATTGATACTTGTGACCAATTGATCATCAATATTTCTAGTTCCTCTATAAAAGAAAATATCAATATTATCTTCTGGTTTGGGTGCTTGAATAAAACTGAATGAAGTTCCCCCCTCAAAGAAATATGCAACTTCAGGATCTTGAATAATTCCGTTAATTACAATTAATAATGCATTAGCAAGATTTACTCGTGTTCCTTCCTGTGCTTCAAAACTTATAAGTTCGTCATTATAGAAAAGTGGGAATCTAGTTCTACTGGAATCTTGGAAATTTTTAATTGAATCTATGTAATCAAATTCACCAAATTGCCATGCTCCAATTGAATCGTTGTATACATCATCAACTGTTAATAAAAATTCGGAAGTTGGTGATGAAAGAGTACTATGTGTAACTAAACCAACTGGTCTAATAATATCTCCTTTTCTGAATCCATATCCATTTCTTGCAATTTTAAAGTTTGAAACTTCAAATGTATCAGAACCTATTCCACTTGTTGTTGCAGCACCTACCTCAATATCAACCAATAAATTAACACCAGTTAGTGTAGTATTACCAAATCCCAATCTAGAAATTCCTTCTATCTCAAGACCTTCATAAGTTGGTTCCGAAACAAATATTTCTGGATTTACGTAGTCGGTTCCGGCAGAACCAACATTAAATGATAAAGTTCCACCAACACCTATAGAATCAACTGAAACTACTGCTCCTGTACCGGCACCACCACCACTTCCTACACCAATTTGAATAGTATTCAATGTAGTTGCTACAATTGCTACTTGTTGATTATGAATAGGGTCTCCTCCAGACTCTCCTCTTCTCAATTTAGTTTTGGAAATTGCTCTTGGATATGGATGATTTGTTGTATGACTGTCCTTAGAACAAGTAAACACTAATCCATCAGTAGCAATACCAATCGTATTTGATGTTGTTAAACCGTGATTGAGGATAGTTAAGACCAAATCACCAGTTCTAGAATTGTAAATAGCATCTGTTGCAGTATGAGTGCCTCCAGTATTATCCGTAATTGAATTTACTCCAGCACTTACAAATTTGTGATCATACTCTATGTCTGCTACAGTTACTCCAATGGAAACTATTCCATTATATCCAGAACCAAAAGAACCACCAGTTAATGCTGTGGTAAATCCTGATATAGAACCACCTGCACCAACTACGACACTCACAGCAGCACCAACTAGAGGTGCATATCCAAGTCCACCAGAGGATCCTAGGGAAACAATTACTCCTCCTCTCGGCAATTGATTTGCATTATAATCAGTATTTGACAAATACTTAGTTCCATCCGTAGAAGTTATTCCGCTGAAAGTAACACTTGTTATACCTACAGTACCTTCATCATTTAATGAAAAATTATTATCCGGATTATTGGCTGTTGAAGGAGTCTGGAAAATGCCATTTATAAACAGAATACCATTACCACCAGTACTTCCAATTCCGGTGGTGTTTGCTCCACCAACAGTCAATGTAAATGTTGCTCCTATTCCTGTAAATTGATTAGAAATATCGTCATATATTTGATTTGTATCATAATTATTTCTAAGATAAACTCTACCAGTAAAATCTGATTTTGCTGGTTCAAGATTACTTACATCTTTTTTAACCGAAGTGTTCCCTTTTGGAGGATCGACAAAGTGGATATTTCTACCAGAAATATTGTATGAACCTTTATATACTCTAACTTCATTCCCAGCAGAATGAGATGTTGCTGTGGAACCAACTACTCCTCTCTTGACTTCAACTAAAGATGACTGACCTATTCCCGTTATTGGTCCAACTGCTGTAGTTCCAACACCAACACTTAGAATCTTCATATATTCATCATTAATTTTTATTAAATCTGTCGGGGTTATTGAAGAAATTCCACTCAAACTCAAAAATGTGGATGTGGTTCCAATCTGACCTCCAGGATTTCCTGATAGTGTATGTGCAATTGGAGTAAACTTCAGTGGGTATTGTGCTATGCTGTCTATGGTTATCAATGTTTTTTCATTACCCAATAACATTGACAATTCGTGAGCATTTCCTTCACCAGATGATCCGAAAGATACATTTACACCTGCTTCCGCATTTGCTCTAGTTGTGGCAAGTTTAAATTCATCATCATTTTCTCTAATTGCATATACAACTGATGGTAGAGGTGTTCCAGTACCATATGTCATTGCAGTTGATCCAACCCCAACAAACGTTGATTGTGGAGTATATGAAAGAGATTCACCAGTTCTGAAGAAATGATTATCAATTGTAAATACGCCAGTGCTGAGATTTAATTGTAAAGGGTTGGTTGGATTAAAAGTTTTTCCAAAAATTGGAATTCCGTTGGATTGTGCTATGAAATCAGTTTTATCAATTCTACTTCCATTTGCCGCATTATAGAATTCGACATTTAAAGATTGTGTTATATCGCCATATTGATGAATGGGTGCAGTATTATTTAAATCTAATTCTGTATACAACATTTCATTGAGAGACGAAACTTGTAAAGATGATGTCATTGCAGCATCTGGATAGAATTTAAGTATAAAGTTTTCTCCAGAATATTCCACACCAAATGTTCCCATTCCACTCTGTGCATCAGTTACTCCTATTCCCCCAGCAGAAAGGAAAGATGATTGTTGAACATAATTATCAAAAGTATTATCTTGTAAAGCCAATACATTATGAACTGCTTTTGTAGATCCCATACTTACTTCAACCAAAGATTTGACTGAGTTGAATAGATTTCTATCAAAACTTATGACTGTTGTTGCGGCCGCAGAAACTGTAGTTTCATATGCAGATTTGATTATTGCACTTCTTTCAGATCCTTCTGGTTGAGATGGTAAGATAAATCTATGTGTTCCAACTCCCACTGAGGTGGTTCCAAATCCAACAATCTTAGATCTCAGTTGAACATCATTTGCAGTATCATTAGTATAACTTAGATTTAAAACTCCAGAACTAATATCAGCACCAAAAGAACCGATAAAATTGAAAGATGAAGTATTTTCATTAGTATCAAAATAATACTCGGATAAGAAAGTATCTGTGCCATTATGGGTAATATACAATTCTACAAAATTCAGTTCGTTTGTATTAGACTGAATAATTTGAGTATTAACATGTAATGAAGTAAATTTATCAGTAGCAACTCCAATAATAGAACTGGTTATTCCAGAACCACCAGAAGTCACGACGCCACTAAAACCAGTTAGATTTATAAATCCGATGGATGTGGTTCCAACACCAGAAATTGCAGATCCAAAAGTATTTTTAATAAATTTAAAATCATAATCAATATTATCCGGATCGTTGGGTGCAAACCTTAATGTATTTGTATCCGTCACAGAAAAACTTCCATAATCCTCACCCACTACAGAAGTTAAAGCTGACCCAATATTAGCAATATTTCCTTTTTCTAATAAGAAATTTCCCCCGCTATTATCACTAATAATAGTAAAATCTGCTAATTGAATTTGGCTATTATTAGAATTAGTTACTCTAACCAAAACATCATCAAAGGAATCCGAATTAACAAATGTAAAAAGATCTTTAACATCAGTTTCTTCAATATTGTCTGAATTGGAAAATATGTCACTAATATCATCAATTTTTAAAACTACATTACTTTTTGACAAAGTAAAATCAGTTAATTTTTTATTTTGCAATTTTAAGAATTTGGATTGAGATCCAACAACATCAATGTCAAGAACATTGTCAAAATTGTAAATGGTATCTACTCTAAGTTCTTCCAAAACATCACGTATTACAGTGAATGCAGTTGTGCTACCAATACCAACAGTTGCCGTCGAAGATATTCCAAGATCGCCAAAATTCTTAAGACCACTAGTATGAACAAGACTATTAACAGGAGTTCTAAATTCTCTCCACTCAATAGGACTCTTAACTGTATAGGAAAGATTTTGATAATAATCGTTGTCAGGAATTACTTGATCATCCAAACTTAATCTGCCAATATTATTATCCCATCCTATTCTTTTTTTATTAGAGAAACTAACTTCAAATCTACCATTATTTCTAACAATGTGATCTATAGTAGCAATATTTGAACTTACTTGTCCTGTAAGAATATCACCAACAACTATATCTTCATTATTATCTCCAGAAATTTTTATAGATCCTGGATTAAGTCCAGAAACTATTAAGTTGGAATTTTCTCCATTGATAGATAATTTTTCGCCTAAAGTAAATTCGGATATTTCTTGAACAATGTCAAAAGTTGGATAATCAGATTTTTTGATTATATTTCCAAGAGAATCTTGAATTGTCTTAGCAGTTCCTATGTTAGTTGTAAATTCACTCAGATCAATTGTAACCTCATCCTGAGTGATACCCCCAACAAATTTGGAGTTTTTATATTCACTAACAGTGAAGAATTTATATCCATAATTTTCAGAGTTAAATCCAGAACCTGCAGCACCAACTTTTTGAATTCCCTCAATAAAAACTTTTTCTCCAACACTAAATGAACTAGTACTAAATCCGAGAGCCGGTGTTGTTATTCTGCAAACAAATCTAGTATCTGTTTCTTGAATGACTCTTTGAATACTAATTCCATTTGTGTTCTCTACAGTAAATAATCCTGTTGATTTATCAGGAAGACCTTTAGGTGACTGAAGAACATCCACTGAATTAATAGAGTTTCCGACAATACTTGCTGCTAAAATTCCTCTATCAATTGATTGTCCAGTTCCAGTGTCCACTATCACTACTCTTGGAGGTTCTGTATAATTTTTTCCTCCATTAATAACTGTAACTATTCCAATAGTATTTGAATTTTTAATTGTAACTATTGCTGGTATATTTGCTCTTGGTTGTAAAGTTCTATCAGAAGAATATTCAAATCCCTCATTGATTATTCTCACATTTTTTGTGTTACCGATAGATTTAGAACTTGCAATCAAATTGGCATCTTTTGCTGTCGTGTTTGAAGAACCGACATAATTTGGTAATTTCTTATATCCAGACCCTCCAGAAACAATATTAATTTTTTCAATTGGTCCATCTGCATTTAATGAAGTTGTAGAATATTCTAGAGTAGAGCACTCAGATGATGCATAAGATAGTTTTTCTGGAATTTTATTGAGTGCAACATTAAATGTTGTTTCTCCAATTCCCGAAATAGGGTATGTAGAATTGTAAGAACTTTTAATATATTCTATTTCAGAATAATTATTAACCTCGGCATCTGCAGTGCTAATATATCCAGATTTTTCTAAGTTATAATATAGTTTTTCTGGTAAAATATTGGTAGAAATATCAGAGTTATAATTTAGAGTTAACTTGGCATTAGCACTAACACCAACAGTTCCTACACCTGCAACAGTTATTCCACTAGTTGAACCGGTAGAAACAAATTCATTATTAAATTGATTATCATAATAAATTTTTAATAGATATCCATCTAAAGTGGAATCTGACAGATCGAAAATTAAACTATTGTTTTTGACGATTTTAATTTTTGGATTTATTGGAGAAATTGTTTGTGTTCCGCCACCAGTGTTTGCGATACTCACCACAGTGGGAGGATTTAATGTAGAGTCAATGTATGTCTCGGAAAGTTGAATAATATCATCATTTATTCTATAGACATAATAAAAACCAGTGGATAGTCCAGAAGCAGGTAAAGATGCAGCATAGCTTACTTTTTGACCCGTTTCTAATTTATGAGAATTAATTGTAATCTGATTAGTTACGGAGTCAATACCCGACGGATCAATAGTAATTGGATTGATAATGAGACTATCAGTAAGAGTGTCTCTTTTTACAATTACTGATATATCCGTTCCTATTCCCCCGGAGATTTTAGGTTGAATATTTAAACTAACTTTATCTCCTGAAGATAACTTATGATAAGTTTGTCCAGGATCCACTGTATTCAGACCAACAGTCGAAATTGAAACAACTGAGTTAATTCTTTGAACTTTTGATTTCTTTTGCAGATTGATACTTTCAAATAAATATTCATCACTATCAGTTCCGTTATTGCGGAAAAATACCTCCTTAAACTCATTTCCAATTCCTGTTTTAATACCAATAGAATTTATTGTCTTTTTTACAACATATACTGTGGTAGTAACTCCTGATATTGGTAAGTTATATGGAGTGCTTAAAGATGTGTTGGAAATTGAAATTGCGCCACCAGCCGGAACAATCAAATTGACAGGTTGATTGGTTATGAATGGATGATTTTCAATATAAATTCTTTGTGTTAGAATATCTCTTGTTACAGAGGAATCTCCAAATTCAAAAGTCATTAAACTTGATATTCCAACAATCGTGCCAACACCTACTGATTCTTTGGGGTTGAAGTATGCTTTATCATTTACTGAAGACTCAAAATAACTCGCATTTTTTGATATTGTAAAAGAATCTGGAATATATTCAATTTTTGTGGTGGTAGTATGAGAAGTTCCGACTAAACCTCTCTTAACTCTGATAATGTTCAGATTGGGAAATACATTTAATATTTGTAAAGTTTCAGATCCAATTCCAACACTGCTACCAGCAGAAACGGAACTTGGAATTTGAGATACGTATATCTCCGTAGTTGCTGCTCCAGGAGATGCATCGGACCCAACTATTGGTGAGGAAAGATTGGAGTAGAAAGAACTGATTCCAATTTGAAAATTATTATTTAATTGAGATAAATCACTACTAAATCCGGAAATAGTTACATACTCTTTATCTCTAAGATTGTGTTGAGGTAAAATTGAAACTTTTACTTCATTTTCTCCATTCCAAGTAAAAATGGCATCATCATAAGTTTCTATTGAAGTTTGTATATCATATACATTTTTTCCCAAAATTGAAGTTATTTTTGCAATGACTCCATCACCATTAGTTCCACTACTATCAAAATTTAAAGAATCATTTACTTTATATCCTGTACCCGAATTGAGAATATTAATTTTTTCTATTGGACCTTTTGTAACAGATTCAATAACTGATCTTTGCCTTGAAATTTCATTAGTTTCGATTAAAAAATTATTATCTGCAAAGGAATCAGATACTTTATATGGAAAAGTATTTCTGAGTAAATTAGAATTTGAAAAATTAAATTCTTGATTTAAAAGTTTATTTTCTTCTAAAGTATTTGCTCTATATTTGTCTCCAATAAAATACGGAAATTGTGGTTTTCCATTATTATCAATGGTAGCAAAATATGCATAAACACCATTAGGGAAATCTACTGTTTTTGTAAATCTACCATTATGCTTGTCCAAATTTCCAGAATTTGTGTATTCATAATCCTCAATAAAAAATCCATCGTCAAATCCTACAGGTCTATCAATAATTCTAGAAGAATTTTTAATGTATCCAGATTCTAAACGTATTGGACCAGAACTTGTATCTGACACGTCAGAATTTGCATATGGTCCGTATATTGGATTTCCATCATATGCCCAACCAATTATTCCAGAAACTTTACTTTGAACATCTTTAAATGTAGATCTCAACTCAGTATAATATCCAGAAATAGCATATTGCAATTTATTTTTAGTTTCTTTTAATATTTCATTTCCATACTTATGAATATTATTAATAGTCAATTGTCTAACTTCAGTGTCAAAAATAACACCAGACCCACTAGGAATAACTCTAATAGAAGTAGAAGCACTAGAATATCCTATACCAGTATTAATAATTTTAACATCTGTTATCTTTCCGGATGTTGATATAACTGGTCTTAATAAAGCACCAGATCCAGATCCACTAGAATCTACAATCTCCAAGTCGGGAATAGAAAAATATTCTGACCCCCCAAATTGAATATTTACGGCATTAACAATTCCACCAATTACGATGGGTTTTAATTGTGCATTCTTTCCATTTTTTAAAGTTATTAAAGGTTTCTTTTCAAAATTAATAGAACTTGATCCATATCCAGTTCCTGCTTCATAAACGTATGCATCAATAATACTACCTTTTACTAAAGGAGTTGCTGATAATGTTCTGGCAGATACGGTTGTTCCAACGCCTACAGATGTAAATTCAATAGAAACAGAAATATCGGGATAAGCGAAATTCTGATATCCAACTCCTGTTGAAGACAATTTAACAAAATTTTTGCTTTGATAATTTAGAGGAGATGTTCCACCAACTCCGGCATTAGCAACTTTAAATGAATTATTATCAACTTTTATGATTTGATACTGAACTGATGTTGTTGTTATTCCCGTTGATGTTGTTAATCCAGTAATTGATGTTCCATCAGTAGAATAAAGAACTAAATCGCCATCAGCAAATCCATGATTTTTAAAACTAATCAAACCATTTGATGTGGTTATTCCTGTTGGAGAAACAATTAATTTTCTATTGGTGTATCCGCTTCCACCATTAATTATATCAACAGAAGAAATTGTTTTAGTTTTTTCCTTTGTTTTGAATTTATGAATACCTGTAGTATAAAGAGTACTAAGACCTACAACGTTACTATTTGAAGAATAATCATCATATGATTCAAATAATTGAACTGTCGTATTATTATCAATTTTTACAAAATAAGAACCCTCATCAACTAGAGATGAAGTTCCTATTCCAACTCCAATTCCTATATTTCTGTTAGAATCGTAAATTACTTCCTGACCATCTGAAAAATTATGATCCGTTAAGAACGTTATTTGATTTGTGTTGTTGTCTACTCCACCATCTGATGATATTAACTGCCCATCAAAATTTACTTCTCTAACTCTTTTACCAACTACTGCTTTAATATCGGCTCCAGTGCCATTTCCACCAATTACTTTAATTGAAGTAACATTGTCAATATCAAAATCCTGAGTATCAATATCAACTCTTTTAATAGACCCCTGAATTACTGGACGGCATAATGCAGTTGCTCCTAAACCAGTAGAAACTAATAATTGTGGCAAATTAATTACATCATAATTGCTGCCACCATTTAATACTGTTATAGAATTTAAAGGTCCATAATAAATTTTATCATCTGATTTATAATTTACAACTTCAACACCATTAATCAACATACCAGTAGTTCCAGGTATAGTTGATTCCCCCTTTCCATTTTTGTTATTTGGAGAAATAGGGAATTTTTTAAAAAGTTTTTGTGCCCCTATTTCTCCAACTCTCTGTTCAAATAAAGTAAAAGTATGCTTATTCATTCCGGAACTTGGAACTGAAAAAGTTACAAAATCCGTTGATCCTATAAAAGATGAAGAATTATATAATCTAATAGTTTTTTTATTAGATGCTAAAACTTCAACAAAATATGATCCTTCAACTAGTCCTTCAAGAGGATCAGCATCTGGTTTGTATAATATTTTATCTCCGGTAAGAAATGGCGCATTTTCTGAAAAAGTAATAGTCGTATAATTATTAAATTCATTAATATTTCCTAAACTTACTTCAGAATCTATAAACGCAGAATTAATTTCTTTAGTTATTTCATATGTAAAAAATGTAGTAAGTCCTGCTGTTGAAGATGGTAAAGAATTGGATGCAACATATCCAAAATTTTCTGTGCTATCAGTATATACATTTTGAACATCTCCTAAGATGACAGAATTTCCATATTCTATGGGAGCACCTGTACTTCTTGCTTTATTAATTTTTCTTCTTAAACTATACTCTACATTGGGACTTGGATTAAAAGTAAAGTTGTCTAAACTAATTGATTTTTTATCAGGAGAAATATCAACTACATGAGTAATACTTGAAGATGATGTGGGAAATACTACCTTTGCCGGATTATTACTTCCACTTTCTATAATTTCGACACTATCTCCCTCTTTTAAACTGGATTTGTCGATTTCACTTTTTAATGTTAATGATAAATTAACACCAAAATCTTTTATTTCATAGGATGAACTAGTATTGTATATCCATGAATTTGCAAAAATTTCTTTGTATGTTCCATTGCCGATACTTGGGTTTAAAATTAAATCGCCAACATTATTAACAGAAATTGTATCACCTTCAGAAACGTTTAAATCATCGGACACCTGAATAAAATTAGACAACACCCCAGTTAATCTTATTTCTACTCTTTTATCCGAATCTCCATCTTCATAACCAAAATAAATCTCATCTGATCTAATATTACTTGCAGAAGAGATTGTCGATGCAACTCCAGTACATCCAATAAATTGATTAACAGTTTTATTAGAATAAGTTATGCTATTAATACCAGAAATAACCATTCCAGTTTGTGCAAAACCAATCGTAGAGTCTACACTAATTACAGAAGCACCTATGGCAACAGTTTCAATATTTTTTGTGCTAGGAGTAATAGTAAAATTGCCCTGAATTGTCGAGGATTCGTCATATCCAATAAAGAGAGATAATTTAAAATATTGCTTATTATTTCTAGTGAAAGGTTCTATTTCAGATATTGCTGCTGTGGTTCCAGAATCTGTAGATTTAGTTATTGTTTGTCCTACTAACTTTGAAGGATCTCCACTAATTACTTCGGCAATTGCAACTTCTCTTCTGAGATATTCGGCAGAAGATGGTTTAATTAAATAATCTTCTAAATTTACTACTCTTGGTGTTGCTCCATATAAAACATTAAATAAAATTCTAAATGATTCGTCAGTTCCTTTTGATTGATAAAAAGATTTTGCTTCTTTTATAAAATTTCCAGCATTTAATTTTTTTGCAAAATCAACATCTTCTAATCCAGGAGCAAAAGTATATTTTAATTTTTTATAAAAATCTCTTAAAAATAAAGAACTTAAATTATATACTGTTGCATCTTCATCATGGTTTTCTTTTGAGGTATCAGAAAATACAAGTTCTTCTCGATCTAATTGACTATGGTATGAAGTAATCCCACTAAATCCACGTTGACATCCAGTGAATGAATTTGTAGTGATTCCAGTATAGGTTATAACCTCATTATTAATCTTAAATAGACCATATTGACTTGGGAATCCTTTAGTGCTATTTACGGCGATTGTAGTATCCGTAGAGGAGATTCCTGAAGTAGCATAGGTGCTATCAACTATAACTTCTGGAGTTAAGTTATCTAATTTCAGATATTGATCCAAATTATCGGCAATATCAACTGGTCCGCCTTGATATTCTTGAGAAATATAATATTGCTTTAAAAATTCTACTGTTTTTGGATTTTCATCCAAAATAAACTCAGGCAGTTGATTGTCAATAATTTGTTGAATCTTGACTTTAGATTCAAATCCAGTCTGTATCATACTACTCTCTTATTAGATTCCCGTTTAAGTAACTTGATGTGTAATAGTCTCTATTAAATACCGTTCCCGATATTTCGTCTCCTGATGAAATAACATCCTTCACCATATTTATTGAACTTTTTGAGATGTTAAAATTAAGATACAAATCTTTCAATCCAACCACATCATTTGACTCTGGGAAAGCCTGAATTTCAATAATATTGTTTTGTTTTTCTGTTGAAGTAATTTTTATGGTGTTGATATTAAGTTCGCCTTTAATATAATCAACAGTTCCTGCTGATTTTACAACAACTCTTATTGATTCATTACTAACTGGTTTTACGATTGACAAAATTCCTGTCATTCCATCAGAATTAGGAATATCTGTCAAATAAACAACATCAGGATCAGATGCAATTCTAAATCCGGTTGATTTGATGTTATATCCAGTTGAATTTATATGAAATCTATTTCCATAGCACAATTCATACTGTGCAAATTGATTTACAACTGCTTTTAAATCTCTTCTAATCCTAACCTTAGTAATATTAGAAGTTATGGAAGTGTTAGTGTTGTCAATAATTTGTTGAATTTTACTATATCTAAATCTTCCGCCAAATTTGTTAATTTCTAAAGAATTTGAATACGTTTTAAGGGTGTTCAATACTTTTGTTTTTAAAGTTTCGGCAGCTGATATTCTTGAATAGTCATAATAAACTGAAGAATCGATTTCAACATATAAAATTTTAAGATCTGTTATTTTTTGGTTTATTCCAGAGACAGTATATTGTTTTAATTGTGATAAAATTCTAGATTTATTAAAATCAGAGACAAAAGTTCCATTTTTTGGTTTAATACTGATGTTTACAGTACCAAATTGTGGAGGATTCATCTCTTCTCCACCAACTACAGCAACAGATTCTGTATCTGGATAAATGCTCTTAATAATTGCCTCATAATCACGACCCGTTACTGCTCTAGATTGTGCAGAATATATTTTTGGGGCATAATATCTAACTGAATCAATAGATTCAATCTCAGATCCATTCTGAGATGCTTGATTTAACGTGATTGTTATATTAGATGGATTAATATTATTATTTTCTGATGTCAAAAAACTTCCAGACATGGAAAAATTAGATACTCCATTACCTTCAATCCCATTTGATATGATATAATTGGCAGTAATTATATTACCATCAGAATTTTGATCGGTTCCAAGTTTTTTTCCTATTAATCCGTCACCAAAAAGCAATTGATATTTTTCATCTTGTATCTCTTGAAGAAGATAAATTTGAGAACTTGGAGTCACATTAATAATATTATCAACTAGAGAGTATTCGATCCCAATTCCTGTGTCATTTTCTTTTTTGATATAAACTTTTAAAGTAGAAGTATCGACAAATGAATTATTAATAATAAATTTTTGATCGAGAGATCCATCATATAAGAATTGTTTGGTTAAGTATGTGCCTTCATAAATTTCAATATTATCAAACGTCGCAACTCCGTCAACAAAACCTCTAGTAAGGTCCTCGGGTATTGAAAATACGTATGAAGTATTAACAGAATTGCCGGTACATACAAGACCTCTCTGAAGCGTCACCTGAGCAGATGAATCTCCATTAGGTCTTTGTATTGAAAATGATATTTGTGCCCTTGCAGAGGTTCTGGAGCGGGGTACATAACCAATATTTCTTGCTAGTGAAACAACATTCTCTCTAAGAGTGGCAGAATCCAAAAAGGATTCATTCACAATCATATTTGAGTTGAATGCTGTGATA